TTAGAGCTTAATAAAAAGCCGCTCCCCGTCCCAAGTACACTCCTGAATTACAGCGCGAGCGATCGCGTTTTTTTCTTTGTCGTCGAAGCCATCCAGGCCATGAATCAGCTTCGCGATTTCCGCAGCCGTGGCCTTGGCATCCTTCGCGCTGGCAGCAGCCCGGTGGCTTTCCATCTCGGCCAGCGAGGCTTCACGCTTCAGAGCACCCAGCTCAACGTCCAGGCGTTCCATTTCCGCGATGATATACTTTGATGCAGCGGAATCCTCGGCCAGAGCTAACGATGCAGCCAGACGGCCGATCTTACGCTCACAGGCAGACACGCGAGCCTGCGCAGCCTTCAGATCAGGAACATCGGTCGGAGCTTCCGCTTTGACGAATTTCTGAATCAAGGCAGGATCCGCAGTGATGCCGCGGAATAGCTCCAGGACTTTCTCATCCAGCAGATCGCATTTGATCTGCCCCATGTCGCAGGCATCCACACCCTGCCTCATTCGCTTCCTGCAGTAGTACCAGGAAGAACAGGTACCGTCGACCTTTTTCTTTCTGGAGACCTGCATCAGGTTTCCGCACTTGCACCGGAGCACGCCCTTCAGGAGAGGCACCGGCCACTTTGCATCCTTGATGCATTTATTCTGAGTAAACCGGGACTGCACCGCGAGCCATTTCTCAGCAGGCATGAAGGGCTTGTGCTTTCCAAGGCACACAGTCCACTTCTCCGGCGGCTGCGCCTGGTGCTTTTTGTTTTTCTCGGTTGACCGGCCATAGATGATCACACCGACGGATCCGTCCCACATTTCACGCGGGGAGCCAGGATCCATGATGCAGCCCTTCGCGGCATAGAAGTCGTACACTTCCGGAGTCGCCTCGACGCAATACGGCATGGTCAGCATTTTATGAAGCTGCGTGGTCGAGAAGAACTTCCCGCTTTGCGTCCGGATGCCCTGGTTTTTGAATCGTGTCTCCATTCCCTGCAGGCTGCAGTTATAAGCCAGGAAGGTATCGAAGATCTGCGTCACGTAGCGAGCCCCGTCCGGATCCACCTCGATGGAGCAGTGCTTCTTCCCATTCACAACAATATGCTTCCTGACGTAACCAACCGGAGGATTGCCGCCGGTCCAGTATCCCTTTTTAGCAAGGCCCAGCATATTATCCGTAACACGGGCCGCGATGGTTTCACGCTCCATCTGAGCGAAGACCACCGTGACATACATCATGGCGCGCCCGATCGGCGTCGTGGTGTCGATATTTTCCTTTATGGAAATAAACATCACGCCATGCTCCTCCAGGAGCGCGTAGATATTCGCAAAATCCCGGACGTCCCTGGAAAGACGATCCAGCTGATAGACTACCAGGACATCGCAAAAGCCACCCTTTATAAAAGATAGCATACGCTGCAGATCCGGCCGGGACGTATTCGCACCAGTGAAGTCTTCATCAGAAAACTGCTGCCAGGAATCCACCTGGCCGGAAAACTTCGACTCGCAGTATTCCCGGTTCATCCGGAACTGATTATCGATTGAATCTGATTTATCAGAAAATACGGATTTTCGTCCGTAGGAAAAGAACCTCATCGTCCCACCTCCAAAAAAAGAGTATAAAAAATAAACCCTTGCGGATTTATCGGAAACGCTGTAAAATTTATTCGTAGAGTTTACAGCTTCCGCAAGGAAGAACAGGTCGCCTGGTGTTCGCAGCACCGGGCGATTTTTTTATTTACAATTCTTAATCAGAGCCCGTAATCCGGGAAAACTTTCCACTAATTCATCTTCCAGATCTGACAGAGTCAGCCAGGAAGATAAAAGCAATTTGTTATCGATTAAAAATTGAAGTATTGGCCGCGGCAGGCCCCGGTCTGGAAACAGCGGCTTCTCGTCAAGAGCGTGCTGGATCAGAGCTGACGCATCAGCGCGATACATCCCGTCAAGCATCGGAACTCCTAACTTTTTCATAAGCTCAAGCTGAGCCTCCGTAACTTCTGGCATTTCCAGTTCATGGGTAAACGGAGGAAGCAAGCCTGTGCGCGCTTCCACATCGGAGATCGCCTCCCAGGAGCCACAAAGAGCGCGCCTCGTGTTGCGTCTTCTGGTCCCTGGGTTTTTTCCGGTTATTTTATACCGAAGGATGCGATCATTCGGCAGCTTCACGATTGGAGCCGCAGGTTCGGCTTCGGCTTGCCGCGAGAAAATTCTGCTGAAGAATCCCACGACTATGCCTCCTTTTTACCTGCCCCTTCGTCGTTTTCACCACTGGAGAGAGACGATTCTGCCGCCGCTTTTTTCTGAAGTTCAAGCTGCTGCCGGTACGCTTCGACTTCCGCATCGATGTCGATATCAGGAACCGAAGATCCAGGAGCGGCGTCGGCGGTACCAGAAACGCCAGAGTCTCCGATCGCAGAGCACACATCCATAATAAAATCAAACACATTGTCGCGCTCTTCGCGTTTTAGTTTCAAATATTTTTCAAGGAATATGTACTCGCCGTGGCTCAGGTTGAATTTATCAGCCAGAGAATCTAACTCGTCGCACGGTTCCGGGTTAAACATTTCACCGGTCCCATTTCGGAGCCATTCCTCATTGACATTAAATTCTTTACAAATAAGAGAGATCACCGGAGCCGACGGATTACGTCGTCCACTTTCATATCCAGTAATCGTATTCTGAACAGAACCAATTCTGGTAGCGAACGCCTCCTGCGTCAAATCAAGCGATTTTCTTACTTTTTTTATTCGATCGCCAATGTTCATTTTCTCACCTCCACACCTGAATTATAAGCTAAAAATAGCGCACTGTCAACAAAAAATCGCAAAGGCAACAAAAAAGTATTGACAGATACCGCGCTGACAATATATAATAATCGCAGAGACAACAAAACAACGCACCAAACGGAAGGAGGAAACACCATGGCAAAAGCTAAGAGATACACAGCCGAGCAGCTCAGAGACGCTGAGAAGATGGCAGCAACCCTCGCGAACGTTCCGGAGGAAAAGAGAACCCTCGTCATAATGATGACAAACTCATTCATGGCCGGAATGGAAGCACAGAAAGCCATTGACGATACAGCCAAAGCAGCAGCGCTGGCGTAAACACACAACTGAATAAGAAGCAAGAGGAAGCATGACACCTCAATAAAAACTGTCTGGTCTGGCGGAGCCGATGCAATAAATCCGCTCGGCGGATAACCGGAGCCTGCGGCCAACCGTCGTAATTGGGAGAGGTAGCGTGAGCCCAAGTAAAACAATGGCGGCTAGGAGGCAGATGAGAACACCAGGAGAGAGAACATCCGGAGCATGGACTGGTGGGTGCGCAATACACCCGGATGGCGGCGATGAAACAGACCGCACTGCAGGCAACAGCTATACGGCTACCCCACACAATACTCAGGGAGCAAACAGCGGACAGGTTCTTCTTCAACCCTATGGAGAACCTGTCACAGACTGCCGGGCCCAGCCAAGCCTAGAGAGCAATATAAACAGCTCCGGAAGTCAACTACTAAATTAAAGAATTTATAAGAAGGAAGTGAGTAAGATGCAGAGGTATCAGACAGAGGATGAACACCGGAAAGCAATGAGAGCTAAGATCAATAAAACAATAAAGAGAGGAAAACGCCGGAAACGAATCATCCGAAGATTGAGGAAGGCAGTGCCAGGAATCTGCATCGGAGTACTTATCGCAGGCATGGGAGCCTGGTGCATAGCAGCCCCACTCCCGGATCCAGACGACTATGAGCCCTACCGATTCCAGGCAGAGAACGGTCAATGGTACACCCAGGAAGAGTACGAGCAGATGAGCCGAGAAAGAGATGCATACCATCAGCGGGAGCGTGAGGAAGCAGAGAAGGAAGCTCAGATGATCAGAGACTACCAGGAACAGTACCAGAAGGACCAGGAAGCAGAATGGAAGCTCTACCAGGAGCAAACGCGGACAGGGCTGATACATAGCATGGATTTTGATGCAAGCGACGCCTACCTGCTAGAGAAGATCGCAATGGCCGAAGCTGAATCAGAGGACACCGAAGGCAAGGCGCTGGTCATGCTGGTAGTTCTGAACCGGGTATGGGATGCAAGGTTCCCGGACACGATCGAAGAAGTGATCATGCAGGACGGAGCATTCACGCCGGTGAGCAATGGCAGATATGACAAGGTGGAGCCGGATGCCGACTGCATGAAGGCAATGGAGCTGATCACAGTAGAGCACTGGGATGAAAGCCAAGGAGCCCTCTACTTTGAAAAGGCCAGCGACGAAAGCACCTGGCATAGCAGGAACCTGCAGAAGTTATTCACACACGGAGCGCACACCTTCTACACAGAGAAAGAGTGAGGACAATGGGAATCAGAATGGAAGTCAAGCTGACGGATGGGTACCAGCAGCGCTTCACAAGTGCGTGCCTGGCTCAGATCGGAAGCAGAAAAGAGGTAATGAAGATTGAAGATGGCAATGAAGGATGGAAAGATCATGCTGATCGAAGTGGACAACACACAGATGGCGATCATAAAATCCTGGAACTCAATGAAGTACGACCGGCGCAAGAACATGATGATTGGAGACTGCAGCAAGGAACTGCTGGACAAGCTCTCCAAGATCGTGAGACTGCCACCGGCCATAGAAAGCTACAGGCAGCGATTGGATGAAACGCAGCGAGCCGTAGATAAGATGCGAGTCGAGAAGGAACCGGAGGCCCTGGTCAAATACCCGGTGCAGGGCAGCCTTTACGAGCATCAGGTAAGAGCAGCCAACATGGCACTCCTGACGTTCGGCCTCGCGGATCCAAAAGAGGTACTGAAATCAGAATAGGAGGCAACTATGACATACGATGAAATCATCGAACAGCTGGAGATCACCAAGAGCAAAATCAAAGAGATCGCCCGGAACGAATATGGTGGAGAGTCATGGAACGACGACCTGGATGCGTTGACAGAAGCAGCGGACATCGTCGCAGACTACAGCAAAGCAACAGCTCAGGCATCAGAGATGAGCCAGAAGTACGAACAGCCAGCAATGGCGGTCAGACGTGCAGCAGGGCTTTATACCTGTCCGCTTTGCGGCAAGAGAACACAGGTCGGCCACACGCACTGTCACTGGTGCGGGAAGAAGCTCTCCTGGGACAGAGAAGCATACGCAGACCGCGACTACCCACATATGAGCACGAAGGGAGGCAGGAGACGATGATCATACAGCTAGAGATCCCGAAGGAATTCGCAAAAGACTACGCAAACAATAGATTTGATGACTTCTTCAGGAGAGTCTATGCGGATATTGATAACGAAGGAATGTGCGGCAATTACGAAGGCGAAACAGCTCAGATGATGGCGCGCGCGTTCAAAGAATCGAGGTGCCTGGACTATGAGAAAACTCGTTGATGCACCCAGGAAAAAGAAGCAGTGGACCGAGAAAGAGGAAGCCTACCTGCAGGACAAATGGGGCACGGTCTCCATCAAAGGACTGTCCAAGGCTCTCGGCCGATCAGAGAATGCAATCATCGTCAGAGCGCAGCGGCTCGGATGCGGCGCACACCTGGCCGGAGACACAAGGATATCCCTGAACCAGCTCATGCTTGCAATCTACGGAAAGAACATGCTTGGCTACACCAGCGACAGGCTGATCCGGTACGGACTGCCGGTCAAATGGCACGTAGTGAAGAAGAACCGGTTCAGGGTGATCGACATCGATGCATTCTGGAAATGGGCCGAGGATAACAAGAGCATCCTGGACTTCTCCCGGTTCGAGAAATACGGTCTCGGAGCAGAACCGGACTGGGTGGATGTGAAGCGCAAGGCGGATTATAAAAAGCTACAGCTTCACGGCCAGCACAACGCAGCATGGACGAAGACAGAAGACGACAAGCTCCGGTACCTGCTCGGCAAAGGGACATATACATACAGCGACCTGGCAGCAGAGCTGAGACATTCGGAAGGAGCCATCAAGCGCAGGATCCTAGACCTTGGAATCAATAAGAAGCCCGTGCGGTGCCCCCCCGAAAATGGACGGAGGACGAGGTGGAAACCTTGTGCCGCATGGTAGACGAAGGCTACGATTTCACACTGATCGCAGAGAAGCTGAACCGCACAGCACTAGCCACACGCGGTAAATTTGAAAGACTGCAGAATCCGGAGTACAACAAGCGATACAATCGCAGCCAGAACCGGGACTATGAATACCAGGGAATCAGAAGCATCAGCGGAAAAGGCATCCTGAAAGACATGGAGCTGATGGATGGCGTAGAATTCCAGGAACTGCAGTCGGTGCAACATGAAGGAGAAAGATTATGTGGAAAATAAGAATTGAATACGACGACCACAGTAAGCTCACGCTTACCGGAAAGCACAAAGACATACCGTATCGACTTGCTATTAAATGTTTAGATCAATACGGAAACAGCCCGCACTGCATCAAGTGCGAGTATCAGCAATACCCGCTTAGCAAACACAAGGCAATGGATCTAGTAGAGAAAATCGATGAATTAGAAGAAGCGGAATGCAACGAATAGGAGGAATGACAATGGCAGCCACCACGAATAAAGGCTTCGGTCTTTTATTTGAAATGGGATGCGGCAAGACCAGGACAGCAATCGCTATCGCAGGAGCCGCATACCAAAAAGGTGCGATCCAGAGAGTCCTGGTAATCGCACCAACGTCCGTCGTGTCGGTCTGGCCAAAAGAGATCGCAGAGGTCGCAGACTTCAAAGTGACCTGCAAGGCGCTCCTGGGAACGAAGCAACAGAGGATCCGAATGATTGAAGACCTGCAGGCGTTCCCGTTCAAAGCGCTCAAGGTCGCCGTGATCAACTACGAATCAACCTGGAGAGATGGACTGTTTGAGAAGCTCCAGGAATACGACGCTGACCTGATTATATGCGATGAGAGCCAGCGAATCAAGACACACGACGCAGAGCAGAGCAAAGCAATACATAAGTTAGGAGACCAGGCGAGGTACAAGCTCATTCTCTCCGGAACACCGGTACAGAATGATGCAATCGACATCTGGAGCCAGTACCGGTTCCTGGACGCTTCGATCTTCGGCCGGAACTTCTACCAATTCAGAAACCGGTACGCGATCATGGGAGGCTTCAACCGAAAGCAGATCGTAGGATACAAGGACCTGGACGGTCTGATCCGAAAAGAGCACTCGATCGCATTCAGAATCACGAAGGAAGAAGCAATCGACCTGCCGGAGCAGACGTTCATCAAGAGGAAGGTCCAGCTCGGCAAAAAGGAAAAAGACCTATACAACCAGATCAAGCGAAGCAGCTATGCAGAGTTATCTAACGGAGACAAGATCACGGCCACGACCGTGCTGACAAGGCTCCTGAGACTGCAGCAGCTGGCCGGAGGATTCCTGGTCACAGACGACAGCGACAAGCCGGAGCTCGTCAACACAGCGAAGCTGGATGCGCTCCAGGATATCATCGAGGACTACGTACTAGGCGCAGGAAAGAAGCTGGTAATTTTCGCAAGGTTTATCCCGGAAGTAACCGCCGTCATGAAAATGATAGATAAGACATTCCAGAAGACAGGAAAGAAGCAAGTGGCTATCTATGGAGCAATTAAGAAAGAAGACCGCGGACCGATCATCAAACAGTTTCAGGAAGATCCGGATACCGTGATCATCGTCGGCCAGATCGACACCCTCGGCGTCGGAGTAACCCTGACAGCTGCAGATACATGCGTCTACTATTCAAAGAACTTCAACTACGCCACATACGAGCAGAGCCTTTCCAGGATCCACCGAATCGGCCAGAGGAACACCTGCACATACATCGACCTGGAGACCGAAGGAACCGTGGATGAGATGATCGGTAAGGCGCTGGCCAGAAAAGAAGACATGGCCAAGACGGTCGTGGATGACTGGCGCGCGTACTTTGAATAGGAGGTATAGAGATGAAACTGAATGACGTATACACAAAGCCACTGAAAGACGTCGTAGAGGAACTGAACCTCACAGACATGAAGGTTCATACAGACGACGATGGAGAAGTGAGATCCATAGAGCTGAAATATGAGCCGAATAATCGCTTCACGAAAGGAGCTCAGTCATGCTATTAAAAGAAATCGGCCGCAAGATAGCTCAGGTATTCAGATTAGCAAGGGACGCGGACGAGAAGGTAGCGTCCAGTATAGCTGCGGCGCTGGATGCCAAGGCGGAGCAAATAAAGGAATACGAAAAGCGCTTCGAACCAGAACATCCGGAACCGGATCCTTTATCGGAAGTACGCGCATCACTGGCGCAGGTTGGATTCAGTGCAGCAGCCGCCACATATGCGCTCCGGAGATTTGCAGAAAGCCTGAAACCAGAGCCACTAAGCCACCTGACAAACAACTGGCGCAAGATGCACGGTCTGCCGATGCATCGAAAACCTGCATCGTTCAGGAGAAGAAGGAGGTGCCTAGATGGGCGGAAGGGCATGGAGCCAGGAGGAACTGATCCGGCTCGAAGAATTAACAGAAACATATCCGCTCGCCACGGTAGCCAGGAAGCTGAACCGGTCGGAAAATGCGGTCTTTCTTAAAAGGCAGCGGACCGGTATCGGAGGATTCATGGCGAACACAGATATGCTGACCAGGAACACCCTCTCGCGGATCCTGGGAGTTGAGAACCGGACACTCCAATACTGGGAGCGCAAAGGACTGAAAAGCGTCCGGAAAAATCCATACGTGATGTACCGGCAGCAGGACATCATCAGATACATGGAAGAACATCCGGAAGATTGGAATGCGGCCAGAGTAACCGATGACACACTGTTCATGCAGTACCCCTGGTTTAAAGAAAAAAGGAAGAATGACATATCACACAAATACAACTGGACGCAGACCGAAGTAAGCCAGATGAAGATGCTCCGGAAACAGGGATTCACAATCAGAGAGATCGCAGAGAAGATGAACCGGTCGGAATCAAGTATCAAATACAAGCTCTACGGAAGGGAGAAAAGCAATGGCAGAAGTTAAGATCTGGCCGCGAGGCCAAAACGAAACCGGAGGCATCCTGCTGATGCCGATGAAGAAAAACATCCCAAAAGGGCATCCGGAATGGAGCCTGGTAAAATGTCCGATCTGCGGACAGGAATGCTGGAGACCAATGTCAAGACAGGAGCTCCGGCAGAAGAAAATGCAAGCAGCCTGCACAGAGTGCGGACTCAAAATAGAAAGTAGGAGGAACCAACCATGAAACTCACTGAAATGCTCGGCCAGTACGAAGAACTTCTCGACAAGAAGGATCAGCTGGCCAAAGACACCAAGGACAACAATGCAGCCATCGATAAGCTGAAGGCAGAGATCGCAGAAATGATGATCGACGAAGATATCCCGTCCCAGGGATACGGCGACTACATCTACAGCCTCCAGGATAAGGTCAAATACTCCAAGCGTGGAGAAGCCTACCTGCAGGAACGCGGCCTGGACTTCTTCGAGGTACTCAGAGAACAGGGCCTCGGCGAGCTCATCAAAGAAACCGTCAATGCAGGATCCCTGCAGAGTGCGATGAAAGAAATCGCCGAAGAAAACGACGGAGAGCTGCCGCCGGAGCTGGATGAGGTCGTAAGCAGCTACGAGATGACCGACATCGCCAGACGCAAATCAACCAACAAAGCACTCAAAAGAGCGAAAGGAGAATAAACCATGGAACAATTAGAATTTGATTGTCGCCTCGAATCAGAGCGCGAGCTCGAAGAAAACGTAAACATCGCCCTGGAATTTGCCTGCAAGCAGGTCAAGGAAACCAGCAAGTCGAAGGTATCGAACCGCCACGACGGATACGGTATCGCTTCAGAATTCTACGCAGGCATGAAGCTCGACCAGAAGAAGGTAGATGAAAGCATGAAAGACTTCCTGCGCATCCTTCCAACAGAGGATGATGCCAAGGCAGTCGAAGCAGCCAGCAGCCTGAAGAATGCAGCAACCGGCCTGGTGCTCCAGGCGACAAAGCTCGCAGCGCAGGCAGACAGAATCATGCACGACTTATACGAAGAAGTCAGCAGCTACACCACACCGGTGGAAGATTATCTGGAGGGACAGTTCGAGGACGCAGAAGCGGATCCGGAAGCTGAAGCAGAGGAAGAACAGGAGGACGCTGAGTAATGAGTGAAGCAAACTGCGGAATCTCCGTACACGAAGTAACACAGGTGAGAGTTTCAGATTCAGAAGGCAACGCAATGAACCAGGGCGACACTATCGTCCTGAGAATTGACACCGAAGACATCCTCTGCGTATTCAAAGGAATCGAGAGCGGATACTTCATCACAGAGACGTGCGAGGACGGAATCAGAAACCGCTACCGTGTCAAGAGCATCAAGAAATCCAAAGTAGTAAAGAACGCATCCGTAGATGCAGCAGATGAGGAGGAATAAGAATATGGCAAAAGCAGAACTGACAACCGTGGAAAACTTCAAGATTGTAACCGGTATGGAAGCAATGGACGAGGAGCTCAGAGCAGAGCTGGAAGATGAGCTCGACGACCTGGACGATGATGGCGGCATCGATGCCAAGCACATCAAGATCCCGTCTGGCGGAGGAAAAGCCTTCGAGGTCGAGACAGACGATCCCGACGATCCGGAGGTCATGAAGGAAGTAACCGGCGTGATTATTTTCACGCATCGCATGAACGCCTACTGGGCGCAGAAATTCGGAGAAGCAGGAGAGGATGGCAATATCAATAAGAGCCCGGACTGCAGCTCCATGGATGGAAAGCAGGGCGTCAACAGAGAGACCGGAGAAATCCGCACATGCGACACCTGCCTTTATAACCAGTTCGGATCCGACGGAAAAGGTAAAGCCTGCAAGAACATGCGCCGCCTTTACATCATGATGAACAACCGCCCGGACATTTATCTTCTGACAGTGCCGCCAACATCTATCAAGGACGTGAACAAAGCACTGAAGAAAATCATGGGACAGCAGCACATCCCATACAGCCGCATGATCGTGACATTCAAGCTGAACGTGGTAGAGAACGCGGACAAAATCAAATACTCCAAGGTAACGCTGGAAAAGACAGGACTGCTGCCAGAAGCTCTTTATAAGACAACAGCAGAGCTCCGCAAGGCAATGAAGCAGAGCTATGAGAGCGTAGCGATCACAACAGATGACTACAAGGAAGCAGCACCAATGGAAGCAACTCCGGAAGTCGGCCCTGACGGATTCATGCAGGCAGGCGACATCCAGGACGGAGAGCTGCCATTTGACTAAGCCACAGCGCAGGGCGGTCACCACGGCCGCCTTGCAGAATTGGAGGTAAACGATGGCTAAGAACTTAAAGGAATTTATACAGTGCGGAAGGGATCCCGCATACCTGAAGAACGGAGACATCATCACAGAGGAACTCGCCTGGGAGGTCGTCGGCCAGGAAGGATACGCTGACGGATGCCTGGATCAGGAGTTTGAGATCACACAGAGCCGCATCGTGGAAGATATCATCGGAGGCGAGGGCGTCTATGAAACTATCTACAGAGAGAGCCCGGACCATCCATGGCAATACATCGGACTGTGCGCAGCAGGAAAAGATAAGAACCTCGCGCCGATCCACGCCAAGACAACCTATGTTTGCAGTAAATACAGAGCAAAAAACGAAGTGGAACTGCAGCAGCACATCAGGGATGCCGTGGAAGCATGCCGGAAGGTACACGAAAGAGGAAACATACCAATCGCGCCGCATCTTTACTGGCCAAGATTCCTGGATGACAACGATCCCCAGGATCGCGACTACGGAATAGCAGCAGGCCTGGAAACACTGAAGCGCTGCGATGAGATGATCGTAATCATCAGACAGGAAGGTCCGGAAGAAGAATGGATCAGTCAGGGAATGCAGGCTGAAATCGCTGCTGCGGCAAAGCTGGGAATTGAGCCGCAGTTCATATACATAGGCAAAGAAAAGAGGTAACACCATGAACACGGCAGAAGTCGATCTCGACCGTTTGGTCGATTATGAAAGAGAATACAGAAGCGTCGTCAAAAGGGCGCAGGTTACCGGAGATCATATGATAGGACTCTGCCCGTTCCATGACGATTCAAAAAACAGCTTCTCAGTAGATCTGAAGACAGGAAGATGGCACTGCTTTAGCGAGGACATCGGCGGCAACTACGTGGACTTTGTGGCCAAGATGAATGGCATCAGCACGAAGGACGCATACAAGCGAATCATGGAAGACTACCATGTGGAGATGCCAGAAAAAGAAAAACCTGCAGCATCTCGCCGGAGCTATTCAATGGAGCAGTACGCCTTCGAAAAAAGGCTCCCGGTGGAATTCCTCCGGGACACATGCCACATCAGCAATGACAAAGAAAGAAAAGACCAGACCACATACATGAAAATCCCGTATCTGAAGGAAGACGGAACCGAGGCAACCTACAGAAAGAGGTTCGCAGGTAAGGAATTCAGATGGAGATACGGCAGCAGTGGAAAGATATGCCTCTACGGAGAATGGAGGCTCCCGCAGATGCGACAGAGCGGATACGCCTGCCTGGTCGAAGGAGAGTCCGACACGCAGAGCATGTGGTACATGGAAATCAGCACCCTCGGAGTACCGGGAGCCTCCATGTTCAAGCCGAACATGAGCGACCAGCTCCAGGACTTAAAGCTATACATCCACCAGGAACCGGACCAGGGCGGCGAAACGTTCATGCGGAAAGTCATCCAGGGACTCCGGGAAGGTGGATTCATTGGCAAGGTTTACAAATTCAGCTGCAGCACACTGGGCGGAATCAAGGATCCGAGCGACGTCTTCATCAAATTCGGAAAAGAGGAAGGCGCAGCCAAGATCCAGAAGCTCCTGGAGCGGGCAGAAGAAATAGACCTGGCAGAACCAGACGTGATACCGGAATCCATCAAAGGAGCACCGGTCAATCTCCGCCAGCCGGAAGGTTGGATTTATTCAGACAAAGGAATCAGCCACATAGATGAGAAGACATACGGACCGGTCATGGTCTGTAGAACACCGATCATCTTGACGCAGCGGCTCCGAAGCCTGGAAACCGGAGAAGAAAAAATAGAGATCGCATTCAAGAGAGACGATGAGTGGCACAGAGCAATCTACCCGCGATCAACGATCTTCACAGCCAGAGGCATCACTGTCCTGGCAGACCTTGGATGCACAGTAACAAGCGAAAACGCAAAGCAGGTCGTCCGTTTTTTATCGGCTCTGGAGGCAGAGAACATCGACATCATCACGAAAGCGGATGCAACGTCCAGCTTCGGATGGCAGCCAGGGAAGCGATTCATCCCCGGACACGACAAAGACATCGTTCTGGACATTGATCCATCACAGAAGGGAATGGCCGCGGCATACTGCCAGACCGGATCCTTTGATAAATGGAAAGACACCATGCAGCCGCACCGAGAACGCGACAAGTTCCGGTTCATACTGGCCGCAGCGTTCGCAGCTCCCCTGCTGCGGATCATCAAGCAGAGAATCTTCTTCGTATACAACTGGGGATCCAGTAAAGGAGGAAAGACCGCCGGATTAAAAGCAGCACTGTCAGCCTGGGGAGATCCGGAACGACTCATGGTAAACTTTAACGCCACCCAGGTCGGTCTGGAGCGAACCGCTGCATTTTACTGCGACCTGCCACTCGGCATCGATGAGAGACAGCTGGCCGGAAAGAATCAGGAAGGACTGGAGAAGACAATCTACATGATCGCATCCGGTACCGGAAAGATCAGAGGCGCAAAGGGCGGCGGCCTGCAGACGATGAGACAATGGAGAACCGTAGCCATGGCAACCGGCGAGGAACCACTCTCCACAGATACATCACAGACAGGTGTCAGTACCCGTGTGCTGGAAATCTACGGCGGACCATTTGAGACAGAAGAACAGGCCAGCCTCATGCACCAGGAATCAACGCAGAACTTCGGATGGGCGGGCCCGGAATTCATCGAACACGTCCTGAAGGTTTCAGAGAAAAGCATCTGCGATAAATACGATGAGATGCTGCGATACGTGATGAGCATAGCAAAGGGAAAGAGCGGAAGCCATGTGGCCGGAATTAGCGCGGTCGCCCTGGCCGATGCCATGATAGATACATGGTTCTTTGATAGCCAGGACGCACCGGAGCCCGAAGTGGATCCGAAAAAGGAAGAAGGGAAAGACGATGAAAAACAGATAACAATCAACCAGGAGTCCTGGGACAGAGCCAAGAGGATGGCAGCGTCCATCCTTCAGGAGCAGATCGCAGCAGCATCCGGAGACGTAAACGAAAACGCCGTGCAGTTCATCACCGACTGGGTAATCTCCAACAAGGCATACTTCGGAGAGAAGGCCATCGGAACATGCCTCGGCACAATGAGTGAATCCGGAAACGTGGCGTACATCTTCCCATCAACACTGAACCAGGCGCTGACCAAGGCAGGATACAGTCCAAGGAAGACGCTCAAATACATGGCAGACAACGGACTGATCGCCACGGCAAGCGAAGGATCCGACTCGAAGCAGAGATACTCAGTGAAGCGACGATTTGACGGAAGAAGCTGCAGGTTCGTGGAATTCAAGATCGGACAGTTCAGCGAAAAGGATGACGACATCGAATCTGAAGCTGATAAATACGAGCAGGAGTCATTCACGGATTCTGATGGGTTCATGAGCATAACGGAAGGAATGGAAGAAGAACTACCATTCAAATAACAGGTGCAAAAATCGCCTGAAAATGTTCCCACTCAAAAAAGTGGGAACGCGAGTGGGAACGCGAGTGGGAACGCAAGAAACCCAGCAACCGCGCGGCTTTTAATAGATATGTTCCCACTGTTCCCACTAATTCCCACTTATTTATTGTTTCGTGGAAAATTTTGCACACGATGCACGAATTTCATGCATCACATGCAAAATTCTATAAAAACATGGTGTGTATTTCAAAAAAGTGGGAACAGTGGGAACACCCAGCGCAACCCGCGTAAAATAAGGGTTTGTCGCGTTCCCACTCACAAAATGCAGAAGTGGGAACAGGAAGGAGTGGGAACGGTGGAATTAGACCTAAAAAAACTGAACCAGGACATCGCAACCCTGCGTAAAAACAGGGAAAACGTGCCACTGGAACTCCTGAAAACCAAATACAAAAAGCCTTATGCAAAATTGAAAGAGGAAATCCGTGCACAATTTGAGATTTACATGAAACACATCATCGTGCTCGGAATTTTGAAAACCGGTCCGGATCTAACCGGAGCGAAAGCCGAAAGCATGGTCAATCAGATTCAGAAAATCATCGATGAGGAAAAGGCAGCAGGACACCAGAAGGAAGTCACGCATGCAGTATTTGAAGAATTCAATCTGGCAAAAGCAGAGAACCTGGCCTGCGGATATTACACAGACCGAGTCAAGTATGAAGCATACGCACCGTACTGGCTGGAGCATATCCACCAGGAACCGGACGGAAAAGTGACAAGCGACCTGCTGCCAGGCATGACATGGCACCCGGAAGCGGGCGTGTGGGTTTCCTTTTCAGAGCCATCGTTCACTTTGATGATGCCGCCCACCCAGGCAGGAATCGATGCGCAGCATAAGGAAGACACGGAGAGATTCAAAAAATATTTGAAAGAGGTGAGGCAGGAATGAGCTACCAGGGAAACAACCCGGAAGGATATCCGGATCCGACAGCCAACCAGGCAGTAGGAATCGTATCCAGGGAAGAAAAGGAAGCTGCGAAAGCAAAGAAGCGGGCAACCAGGGAGTATGACATCAGAGCAGCCATGAAAGCAATCAGAGCGATCGCTGGAGCATACGGACTGACGATCGAGAACAGGATCACATTCAAAGACAAAGAAACGGAGGAAATATTCAGATGACCAACAAGGAAAGATTTATCGAATTATTAAGAAGCACAAAGAGAGAAGGAATCGAGAAGCTCATCGACTTCCTGGAGAAGACCGACTTCTTCACAGCACCGGCATCAACCAGATTCCACTCCAGCTACGAAGGAGGACTGCTGCAGCATTCGCTCAATGTTTACGACTGCCTGGCTGGCCTCGGAACCACGACCGGAGATGTTCAGGAATTCCAGACTGCAGGCATGAGATTAGACTCCATCCCGCAGGAATCAATCATCATCGTGGCGCTGCTCCATGACCTCTGTAAGGTGAACTTTTACGCCACAGAGATGCGCTGGCGCAAGGATGCCAATAACAAGTGGGAGCAGTACCCGGTATACGCGGTCAACGACAGAAACCCATACGGACACGGAGAAAAATCAGTCATGATGGCATCAGAGTTTATCCACCTGACCATGGAGGAACGATACGCAATCAGATGGCACATGGGAATGAGCGAAGCCAATATCATCCAGACATACTGCCAGGCCGCAGAGAAATACCCGCTGGTATTATTCACACACATGGCAGACCAGATGGCCACAAGCTACCTGGAGACCAATACCGGAAACAAGAAACCGGAAGACATCTACCTCGGAACGGAACCGGCAGCACAGGATCCGGAAGAATTCGCAGAGGCAGAGCCTATCTAAGGAGCCAGCTATGAATACAGAAAGAGACGACAGAGAACAGATCGAAGCCATCAAAAAGATGATGGCCGAAAGGGAGGAAAAGAGACGTGCTAGAGAGATACGAAAAAGACTTCGACGAAAACGCATTCGTGAAATCTTTCATGGAAAGAAAGCAGATCACCACTAAGCGGAAGGCGCTGTCCGAACTTAGAAAGCTGATCAAGAAGGAAGGCTACTACCAGTCAGAGATCAAGGAAACCCTAAAAAAGAAGTATCCGGATGCATTCGTCGTCAAGATCTCCCAGGGAGCATACAGCGAGGGAGGGATCCCGGATGTCTTAATGATCAAGGACGGTCACTACTTCGGATTCGAAGTGAAGCGTCCGGTCGTCGGGATCCGCTCGAAGCTGCAGGAAGAAACCGTCAGAAAGATCCAGGCCGCAGGAGGAACCGCAGCGTTCGTCCGCTGGCCAGAGGAAGCAATCAGAGAGGTGGAAGAATATGAAAAGAGCCAAAGATAAATGCATGATCAACCGCACCAAATACAAAGATATCAAGAGATATGACCACAAGCAGATGGAGGACTTTCTGACAGACGTCTACAAGAACGGATACGCAGACGGAAAGGAATCCGTGACCGGAGTGGAACTTCAGGACGTGGAAAAAGCGCTGCAGGGCGTCAAGGGCATCGGGCCGATCGTGTGGAACAGAATCAAGGAACGTCTGGCCGAGCTTTTCAGAAAGGAGCAGTCATGAAAGCACTAACCATTATACAGCCATGGGCGACACTGATCGCAAGCGGTCACAAAATGAACGAAACGAGATCCTGGAAAACCAACTATCGCGGGGAAGTTTTAATCCACGCAGGGAAGAACCCGAAGGACTATACAAGCGGATGCTACATTGACGATCCGGATGGCCGACATTTCCAGGAAGCTGGAATCACACCGAATAACTTCGAGGACCTGCCAAGAGGATCAATCATCGGAAAAGCAACCCTCGTAAATTGCATCCACATCAATAAGGAGTTCAGAGATCACCTGAAAAGAAGCAATCCCGCAGAGTATGCGTTCGGAGACTACCGGATAGGAAGATACGCGTGGGTGTTTGAAAATCCGGTGCTATTTGAAAAACCAATACCGGCAAGGGGAAGACAGGGATTGTGGAACTGGGAGGATGACGCCAATGAGTAAAAGAGAGTCGATAAACCAGGAACCGCTCACCATTGAAGAACTGAAGACAATGGCTGGACTTCCGGTCTGGTGCCCGGAGGAAGAAGCATACGGAATCGTGATGTGCGATAAAATCGGACAATGGGCTGGAATCCCATTCTTGCATGGAGTCTGGTGCAGCGACGATGACGGAGTAGGCGTGGAATTCAACCACAACATCATCGGAAGAAAGCTGAAATGCTTCAGAGTAGAGGACAAGAAAGAGATTGCCATGCCGCCGCAGAACAAAGAGATCGGCTTCGGAGACCAAACGCTGGCATGCCCGAACTGCGGTCAGAGCGCCATAGTGAATCCGTTCAGAAAAGACAGAGAGATCTATCCATACTGCCCGTGGTGCGGTCAGAAGTTAAAGGAGGCAGAGGATGAGCAGGCAGAGTAGAGAGCTGAAGAAGCAGCAGGAAAGAGCAAAGAAGTACGGATGTGACGGAAGATGCTACTGGAGCACCGGAATGTGTCCAAGCGTCGAGATCTGCGACGAAACCAGAGTCGGAGAGGCCATCGCAACGGCAATCGGGCTAATCACAGTCTTAGCAATGATAGCCATGGTTCCAATCATCGTGATCGGCGGAGCAATCATGCTGATCTGGTCAATATTTGCAGGATAAGGAGGAAAAGGAATGGAGAACGATAAAATTCACGACTACACAGATGCATACCTGGAAAGCTACCTGAGAGCGCTGGACAAGACGCACAATTCAGATCTGGCCATTCAGACAGCGACGGGTGTCATTATGGTTTTAAGAATGATCGATGCGCAGAACGAACCGAAGCAGCCAGCGCAGCCGCAGATCAATCCAATGGCGGCGCTCTTTGGAGCTATGATGCAACAAGCGGCGAAGAACCAGCAAGAGGAAGGCAATCCAGAAGGCAGCGAGATCGAGAGCGACGACGATGAATAAGTCGGAAAAATACAGTGAAATCATTCTCCTGGGGCAGATGCTCCAGGAGAGAAAGATCGAGCATGAGCAGCACGACCTATACGACGGATATCAGATCATAGTCCCGCTGCCGGAACCAACGAAGGAAATATCCGTCATAGAGCACCAGTGCAGCTACGGAAGCATCATGAACTTATTGGAGATATGGGCCGATGGATCGATTCAAGGATACCTATCGGCAAAGCAGACGCTAAAAATCATCGAGCGCATAAAAGCCAGGGAATCTCCCCGGTAACAAGCTCGGAAATCAAAGAAAAGGAGAGAAATGCGATGCAGGAAATCAATGAAGAATTGGAGAACGATAGATCAGTATTAGAATGGATGCTCGGCCAGTACGTCCGAGCGAAGCGCCGAAAAAAACAGCTAGAGGTCCGGCTTCTTGAGATCAACGCTGAGCGTGACTCTCCGATCGGAGGGCAGGGATACGATCCACTGCCGAGAAGTGGAGGCAACAACGAAGGCGCAGCCGGAATCCTCATGAAGCTGGCCGACATCGAAGACAGGATCTACGAGCAGAAAGCCAAGGCTGATAAATCCATGGTCAACGTGGCAACGATCCTGAATTTTTTACCGGAGGAATCTATGGAGCGCGAGATCTGCGAGCTCCGCCACATCGATGGCCATGAATGGGGAGAGATCGCAGAGGGAATCCCGATGTCAAAAAGCCAATGCCACAGAATCCACAAGGCCGCCATGTACGAGCTCCTGGAATTTAACTACGTGAAAGAACTCGTCATGGAGAACCGGGAATCGTATGAATATTACATCGAGAAAAAAGAGGAAGCCAGATACCGCCGCGAAAATCAGGCCAGGAAAAATGCCGGAAAATTTTCTCCGGAAAAATCTACGCGAAAAAATCCGGAGAAAAAAATCCAGCCTTTGAGGCCCGGAAAATCTGGCCGGAAATTTTAAGGAGAAAACAAAGCCCGAAAAAAGCCCGGAAATACATAGCTGAAAACCAGGCGAAAATAAAGCGCTTTTTTCAGAGGCCCATATAAGGCCCGAAATATAAGGCCGCAAAATAGGCCCATATAGCAGGGGCTTATAAGAGGCCCATAGACAAGGCCCACGCACAAGCCCAGCCCACAGGGCAGGCATAGCAGGCCCACACACCAGGGAGCAGGTCAGAGCACAGCCCCACAGCACCAGGCCACAGGGGCACAGGCAGGCCAGGAGGCAGGGCACACAGCAAGGCCAGGCTCACGCACACACCCAGCAGCCACGCGCGCAGCACGCACAGCACAGGGCAGCCAGGGCACCAAGGTAAGCAGCACACCTGCATCAGATGAAAGATGCGACACCATGCACCACTTGCATGTGGTATAGTAGTAGCATCGAGGCAGGCGGATGAGAGAGACAGACGCACCAAGGCATAGAGCGAACATTCTGCAATCTAAACAAACAGAAGCAGCACCACATCGAAAGAGATCAGCACAAGAGCTGGTCTCTTTTGCTTTGTCAGTAATGCACAAATCGTAGGTACTACTTTTGTTTATTTTTTCCAGCGGGGCGAGGAAGGCCCGATGCTTTCCCGGATATGACCTTAATTTTTTTTCGCGTTTCGTTACGCCCAGCCCGGTACATCAAGGAATTTATAACAGATTGGAGGCAGACCGGATGACAACAGAAATGAAAATGGAGACACGAAGCCTGGTCAGCTTGCGCCCGGCGGAATACAACCCAAGAGTCCAGCTGCAGCCAGCCGATCCAGAATATCAGAACATCAAACGCAGCATTGAGACCTTCGGATACGTGGATCCGATCATCATAAACCAGGACGGAACCATCATCGGAGGCCATCAGCGCTACAACGTTATGAAGGACCTCGGATACACCGAGGCGCAGGTCGTTGTGGTCGATCTGGACAAGAATAATGAGAAGGCGCTCAATATTGCGCTGAACAAAATCACAGGAGAATGGGATGAGATCAAGCTGAAAGACCTGCTGCTCGACCTCGATCTCAATGATTACGATCTGACAGCGACCGGTTTCAGTTCCAAAGAGGTCGAAGACCTCGTGATCCGACTCGATAAGGACGTGGAAGCCGAAGATGACGACTTCGATGCCGACGCAGACTATGAATCCATCGAGGAACCGGTCACCCAGCGCGGAGACATCTGGATCCTGGGAGACCACAGACTCATGTGCGGAGAT